TCGTGGGCGTACCCAAGAACGTGCCTCTATTCGCGATGCGTTCTTGTGCGAGGGACGCATTACGGAGGTTTTGGCAGCCAAGAGTCGGCGTCGGCTGCGCAGATCACGGTCGAACTTAAAGGCCCGAGCAGACCGCCAGAGGTTAGGGTTTCGATGGGTCGCGCGAACATATTCGCTCCGTGTCCGTGCAGATCATGCACCACGGCGACGGTAACGCTCACGGCCGACCCGGAAGATGCCCCCTTCGGCTGCGAAGGCACGCTCTTTACGGCGTCTGAGCAGTTTGGCGGGCAGGCGACCGTAACCGCTGGCTCCAGCGGCGAGCCGTGCTACGAACAGATTCTCGCCGCAAACTCGCTCAGCATAACGCTCAGCGGCGAGAACGCAGAGTTTACTGTCCAGAGGCCGCAGCCAAGTTACCAAGTCAATCGCCCTTGGGAGCCGCTGCCGGACAACCCGCATTGCTGGCAGAACACATACGACGAGCAGCCAAATAGGGTCAGGGTCAGACTGACGGGCGGCAAAACCAACGGAGCTGACCTCGCTGGCACTTTTTCGTGCGAGTTGGTCGAGCAGTTCCCGAACGGAGGAAAGCGATTTCGGTACGACATGGGGACGGTGTGCGGATTACCGTGGGGTAGTTGGCCGGGGGCTGACCAGTCGCTCGGCTCAAAGCCGATGCTCGTGAGCATCGAACTCTTTCCGGTCGGTTACTCCTCGACCGGGGTGCAGCAAGGCAACGGGTTCGTCTCTATATTCGGGCTGGCTACGAAATGGAGGGGGGTGGAGAACGACGGCTTGGGCTGGCTTGGCTTTGACGACACGGACGGCAGCGAAGTCTCGGAAAGTTGCCGGACAACGAACTTGACCAGCGGCGGAGCGCAAGCATTCCCGTGCTTTGGAGACATAACAAACATACGAGGCGCGGTCGTCAGTCCGATTGTGTTTCGCTCAAGTTCGAGTGATTACCCATTGTGTGGCGTAACGTGGGCCAGCGACCCAAACATTTCTATCGACAGCATCGAGATCGAGGAATAAATGACAGACTGCGTGATCGGCGAAGATTTGCGATGCGCAAAGTGCGGCAGGTCGGCGAAGGTTCGCCACTTGCGCCGCCGATGCACTTCATACGGCCCGCCGCGACCAGTAAAGGGGCTCGGTGACATAGTGGCAGACGCGCTCGCCAGCGTCGGGATCACGAAAGAACGGGCGCAGGCCGTGGCGTCGGCGGTGGGGGTAGATGATTGCGGCTGCAAGGAGCGGCAGGCAGCCATGAACGCCTGGGGTGCCAAGCACCTCGGCATCGGGACTGACGCCGCCAAAGCCAGTCTTGACCAATAAGGCTACATAGCCACAATATTCACATGCCGGAAGACCACCACTTCACGCTGGCAGGGGTCAAGTGGCTCCTGCGATTCAGCCGCCTGCGCGGCAATGCGGCCGGCTGGGCCTATCTACCGGACTCCAAGAACCCCAAGCTCGAGCGGAAGATTCTCATCGACGAGAAACTCTCAAACCGCCCCCGCCTCGAAACCATCGTCCACGAGTGCCTTCACGCTCTGTACCCAACAGTGAGCGAAGAGCATATCACCGAATCCGCCCGCGACCTCTCGAGGGTTCTTTGGACCCTTGGCTACAGGGAGACAGAGTGATGCCGAAACTCTCTGCCGTTGACTTCGTGCTCGAGCGGGCCGCCGTCGCGATGAACAACCCGCCCAAGCGGTCGTGGTTCTCGAAGCTGCCGCCGGAGGCGCAGCAACGGCTCCGCGAGGTCAAGCGGGCGTACACGGATGGGAAGTTCGCGGGTGTGTCTTACGCGACACTCTGCAAGGCGATCACGGACCTGTTGAGGGAGTACAAATGGCCCGTTCCAACAAATCAAGACACGATCCTTCGTTGGCTTCGTTCGAGCGGCACCTAGACGTCGCCCGCGACGCCAGCAACTCGCGGCTGCGAGACGAACTGGCGAGCCTGAAGCGGAAGTACGACGTAGCGCTCAAGCAGCTCGACGCCGAGAAGGCGGCCGTTGCGAATTTGACGGCCCTCTCCGACGTCGCGCCGAAGAAGATCACCCGCAGCCGCCCGCGCGGCAAGCGGCCAGAGGCGACGGCGGTGCTAATTCTTTCGGACTGGCACGTTGAAGAGGAGGTGCGGCCCGAAACCTGCCGTAACCTGAATCACTTCACGCTCGCCATCGCCGACCGCCGAATCAAGCAACTGGTGCAGCGGGCGTCGATGCTCATTGAGCACGAAAAGCACCTGACGGGTATTCGTCGAATCGTCGTGGCGGCGCTCGGAGATTTCATTACCGGCCATATCCACGACGACCTCGTGGAAGTGACCCAGTTGGCCCCGCTGGCCGCGACCCGCTGGGCCGGCGAGCGGCTGGGGGGCGTGATCGACGCCATGAGCGAGATCGCCCCGGTGCTTGTGGCGACGGCGAGCGGCAATCACGGCCGCAGCACAAAGCACCCGCGGATGGCGACCGAGAACGACCACTCGTTCGAGCAGCACCTCTATCTCACGATGGCGGGCCAAGAGAAGCGAAAGAACGTCGAATGGCAGGTGGGCGAGGGGTATCTCAACAACATCAACCTCGACGGATTCATCGTGAGGGCGCACCACGGCCACGCAATCCGGTTTGGCGGGGGCGTGGGTGGGCTGACGATCCCCGCGAACAAGGCGATCAGCAATTGGAACCAGGCCCAGCGGGCCGACCTCGACATCTTTGGTCACTGGCACTGCTTCAGTTGGCTTCCGTATCGGTTCGTGGCGAACGGGTGCTTGATCGGCCACAACGCTTTCGCCGACCGCATCAAGGCTGAGTATCAGCCCCCAAGCCAGTCGCTCGTCATCATCGACCACGACCACGGGCGGGTGACGAAGGTGCTCCCGATCTTCTTGAAATGACACCCGACGAAATCAACAAAGCCTGGGAGCTAGTGCGGCGCTACGGCCCGTCGAATTCGTGGACAGCCGCGAACGGGACGCTGGCGGCGGCCCTCGGCCGGGCGCTCGAGCAGATTGAGCGGCTCCAGTACCGGATCGCGATTATGGAGGAGCGCAGTACGCCCTATGAACGAGACTGACTATCTCCGCGAGGCTCTCCGCTACGCGAGGGCCGTTTCGCACGACACGAACACCCAGGTCGGCGCCGTCCTGGTCGCCGGCAAGCGGCTGGTCTACGGGGTCAACCGCGCCGCCTGCCGGATCGACGGCGCCAGCAAATACCAGATCACGGAGCACGCCGAGCGGGCCGCGATCTACAAGGCGGCGGCCGTGGGAATTGCCACTGCCGGCAGCACGCTCTACGCCCCCTGGTTCGCCTGCACCGACTGCGCCAGGGGGATCATCCTAGCCGGCATCCGCGAAGTCGTCGGCCTGGTGAGCCTGCGGCAGGCCACGCCGAGTCGGTGGCTAGAAAACTTGGAGATGGCCGACGAAATGCTCAGTCGCGGGGGCGTCAATATCCGCTGGCTCAACGAGACGGTGGGGGTCACGATTCGCCTCGACGGGAGGGATTTGGAATGCTGATTGGACTATGCGGGGCTGCCGGCAGCGGCAAAGACACGGTGGCGAGCATCCTGCGCGAGACGGCGCAGTTCTACCGGGTGGCCTTTGCCGACCCGCTCTACGAGATGATTTCGGTCATGACGGGGCTGCTGCCCGAAGACCTCCAGGACCGGGAGCTAAAAGAGGCTGAGATCGACTGGATCGGCCGGTCGCCGCGGCAGCTTCTCCAGACCCTCGGGACTGAGTGGGGGCGGGGCATGGTCAGCGAGAACATCTGGATCGACAGTGGGATGCGCCGGATCGACCGGCTCCTGGCCGACGGCCGCAACGTCGTCGTGACGGACGTCCGCTTTGACAACGAGGCGGCGGCCATCAAGGCAGCCGGCGGCGAGGTCTGGCAGATCGTCCGCGGCGAGGGCTGCGTCCGCGGGGTGTCGATGCGTCATGCCAGCGAGGCGGGTGTGGCTTCGACGCTCGTCGATCGCGTCGTCGGGAACTGGTCCACCCTTGAGAAACTGCGGCAGACCGTCGCGGCGAATGTCCTCTCTGGGGTGCCTCAAAAGGCTACAATAAACCAATAAGCCACGGATGGGCGCAGATGACGGCAGACGAACTCAAGCAGGGTGTAATCGACTCTATGCTGCGGGTCGCCGAGCGTTTCGGCGTGCCGGTGGTATTGCTTGGCGTCGTGATTTGGCTGGGCCGCGAGGCGGCGATCACGTTGCACGGGTCGCTCGTGAAACCAGTAGTCGAAAGCCACGTTCAGTTCTTGGAAACAACGAGCGCGACGCTCAAGGAAATATCGACGGTCCAGACCCAGCAAGCGGCGACCCTCGAGGAGCTGGCACACGGGCAGCGAGAGCTGCGTGAGAAGGTCAAAACAGTCACGGTGCGGGCGGTCGAGACACCTCCGCAGAACTAGGGGTTTCGATGGCCTACGACCAGACACCGGGCAACCTGCCGATCTCGTTCGTGCGCGGTGACACGATGTCGGCGCTGGTCGATTTCAGCATCGACCTCACCGGCTACTCGTTCACCGGCTCCCTCGTCTCGGTGGTCACTGGGGCTGAAGTCGTCCCGCTAACGCTCGCGGTCGTGTCGGCCGCTAACGGGCAGGTGAATGTGTCCCTGACGGCCCAGCAGACCGCCGCTCTAGCTCGCGGCACCTACCAGTGGAAGTTCGTCTGGACGCAGGGGCTCGCGGTTCGCACCGCCCTCACCGGCTTTGTGGAGGCTCTGTAAATGCCGCCGATCAATGCCAGCGTGACGAACCAGCAGATCACGGCCAGCGTCGGCGAGACGCAGATCGACGTTTCGGTTTCCGGTGGCGTCGGCCCCACGGGGACGGCAGGCGCGGCTGCATCGGTTCAGGTCGGCACCGTGACGACGGGTGCGCCGGGATCGTCAGCGAGCGTAGTGAACGCTGGCACTTCAAGTGCGGCCGTGCTGAACTTCACGATCCCCGCCGGGGCCACCGGCGCGCAGGGCCAAACCGGTGTCACGGGGGCGCAGGGAATTCAAGGAATCCAAGGACCGGCGGGACCGGCGGGACCGGCGGGACCGGCGGGGGCCACGGGTGCCACCGGCCCAGCGGGCAGCAACGCCACGGCGACAACCGACGCTTCGGCGTTAGTGTCTGGCACATTGGACGCGGCCCGACTCCCCGGCTCGGTTGTCCTCACGACCGACGCGAGGCTCAGTGACGCTCGCCAGCCGCTCACGCATCAGCACACGGCCAGCCAAATTTCCGACTTCACGGCGGCCGTCATCGCCGCAGCCCCGCCGACCACCAATGCCAGCCTGCTGACCTCTGGCACGCTCCCCGATGCTCGGCTCTCCTCGAACATCGCCCGCACCAGCGACATCACGACCGCCGTGGCGAACGTGGTGAACGCGGCCCCGGCTGCGTTGGACACGTTGAACGAGCTTGCGGCGGCACTCGGCAATGATGCTTCGTTCTCAGTCACCGTGACCAACGCCCTGGCGGCGAAGGCACCGCTCGCCAGCCCGACGTTCACCGGCACGGTCTCGGGCGTCACGAAGGCGATGGTCGGCCTCGGCAACGCAGACAACACAAGCGACGCCTCGAAGCCCATCAGCACCGCCACGCAGACGGCGTTGGACGGCAAGGCCGCGACGAGCCACACGCACGGGTTTTTGACGAACGCCGGAAACCTGAACGACGGCGGAAATTCCGCTGCCACAAATCGCATTGCGATAACCAACAACGCGGGGCAGCTCGTCGCGGCCAGTCTTGGCATCGGCCTCAACGTGAGCGGCACCGTTCCAAACACTGTTGCCGTCACCTACGGAAACGCTTCCAATACGGCCTGCCAGGGTGACGACTCCCGGCTCTCCAATGCTCGAACCCCGACCGCGCACAAGGCTTCGCACTCGACCGGCGGATCGGACGCTCTGACGCCTGCGGACATCGGGGCCAGTGCTCTCTCTCATACGCATAGCGCAGCGGACCTCACGAGCGGCACCGTCGCTGCGGCCCGGCTCGGCACCGGCACGGCTGACGCGACCACCTACCTGCGCGGCGACCAGACCTGGCAAGTCATTAGCACGACTCCCACCGTCGCCTCGCCTTCTCAGATCACCGCGAACCAGAACGACTACGCGGGCGCGACAGCGGACATCAACCGGCTCTCGGCCGACGCTGCCCGCGACATCACCGGGCTTTCCGCTGGAACCAGCGGCCAGACCGTCGTTCTTGTAAACGTCGGCAGTGCGACGATCACGCTCAAGCACCAAAACACAGGCAGCAGCGCCGCCAACCGGATAATCGTCCCGTGGGCGGGCGACTACATCCTAGCGGCAGACGGTGCCGCCGTCCTTGTCTATGACGCCACGGCCAGCCGCTGGAGGGTCATATGACTGTTTCGTATCAAGCGATGCGCGGTCTGGCCAATGTGCCGTGGTTTTGGGCAACGTCGCAGTACGAGGTAGCAAACTCTACGTCTGGCCTCGTCTTGACAGCATCAGCGACAAGTCACGCAAAGGGCGCGTGGACCCAGGTGTTTTCGTCAACGGCCTCAGAATCTGCGCTGTTGTTTTTTGCTGTTTCGGCTGTCGCCACTGCCGCGACTGAAACGTCAATGCTTGTAGACCTTGCCGTAGGAGCATCCGGCAGCGAGCAGGCGATTCTCTCAGGGCTTGCCGTTGGTGGTGCGTCAGCAGCTAGCGCTGTTGCTCTCGGTATCGGAGCGCCGCTGCCTGTGCGTATACCGGCTGGATCGCGAATATCTGCGCGAATTCAATCGCTGATTCCCTCTGATACGGCAACTTTAGCCTGCGCTGTCGTGAGCCTGCCCGGCAGGGCGCTGTTGCCTACGTCCGTTGACGTGTTGGGAACAAGCGCGGCAACAAGTCGCGGCACCGCATTGAGCGGGGCTTCTGGGTCGTGGACGAAAATCACAGACTCAACCCCGCAGCGGTATCGCGGTGTGTTTGTTGTACCAAGTGTTATCGGAACTGATCTCGTCAACCAATTCAGCGCGACGTTATCAATAGGCGTTGGAGCGGCTGGAAGTGAGGTAACGCTTGGGACGCAGCGGATGCAATACAGAGATGCGGAGTCTGCGTTTATTGAGGCTAACGTCCCGCAATTCCCAATTGCGTGCGACATACCGGCTGGCTCGCGCATCGCGGTTAAACACAACATCGCTGCTAACTCAGATCGCTACGGCGTGTGCCTCGTAGGAATCCCGTGATGAACTGGCATATCGTCTTCCACCGCGAGACCGGCGAGGCGTATTCGGTCGGCACCGTCCTAGCCGACCCGATGCCTGCGGAGTTTGTCGCCGTGCCGCTCTTGGATGCCGACGCCGACGCGCTCAACAAGGGGCGTGGCTACTGGGAT